AAAAACCTCTACATAGCAAAAAAGCTTAAATCAAAATGAGTTTACCTAACGAAATAGTCTTTGGAAGCAGACTTGTTAAGTTAGAGTTCATTGACGAAACAGAAGCAGATAAGAAAAAGATTTTCGGTGAGTTCTGTCCAAACAAAAATCAAATTACTTTAGACAAATCATTAGATAACATAGAAATGTCTAACACAGTATTACATGAGATATTTCATTTACTGCATGACGAATATAAGATTGATTTACCAGCTAAAGCAGAAGAAACAGTATGTAGTTCTTTAGGAAATGGTATTTGTCATATTCTTTATCAGAACCAGCAATTATTAGAGTTTCTTTACAAATCGTTAAAAAGATAATAATAGAACATTTAACGAACATAGTCGGTTAATATGGATAAGAATACACCAGTAATAGATATTCCTAAGAAAATAGGGAGACCAGCTTTTGCGTTTACACCAGAAATCTTAGACAAAATAGAAAAATTAGCATCTATTATGTGTACTTTACAAGAAATAGGCGACATCATTGGTTGCTCACATGACACCATTCAAAGAAATCAAGAAGCTAAGGAAGCAATCAAACGTGGATTTGCAAACGCAAAACAAACAATCAGAAAAACTCAATTTGATATTGCTACTAAATTAAATTCCAGTATTATGGCTATGTGGTTAGGCAAAGTTTATCTTGGACAAACCGACAAGATACAAAACACTGATGATAATGTTCCTTTGCCAATCTATGACATCATAGAACACGAAGAACCAAAAGAAGTTATTGAACTAAAAGCTGAAGATGGCAAGTAAATGTATATTCTGTAAAAAGGAAATGAATAACAAGTTAGAGCAGCATATTAAAGCTTGTAATAACTGCACAGTATTATTATTGATGAAGAAACATAATTTGACAATCAAAAAACCAAAAGCAATAACATTAAACACAAAGAAATATGACAAAGTTTAGTTTAGTAAAATCTGACAAGAACCCAAGAGGTGGTTTAAGTGCTTCAGGAAGAAGAAGATATAATAGAGCAACAGGTGGCAATTTAAGACCACCAGTTAAATCAAGACCAAATACTTTGACTGAGTATAGACGTAAAGGTTCGTTCTTAGTTAGAATGGGTAGTAGTCAAGGTAGATTATTTGATTCTAAGGGTCGTAAAACAAGATTAAAACTAAGCTTAGAAGCTTGGGGTTATAGAGGTAAAAGCAAATCTGAAGCAGTAGCTTTAGGTAGAAGATATTTGAGGGCATATCAGAATAAGAAAAAGTAGTGGAATATTTCGCTATATTTTTCTTGCTGATATTTAATGGGCAGGAATATAGACCCATATTTTTAAAGATGGAAGATAACAGGACATTCCAAACTTTAGAAGATTGCATTAATTTTGCTGATAAACAAGCAGACTTAATTGTAGAAAGTTTAAACGAACAAGGTATATTATATAAGGATTTGATATTCAAATGTGTGGAAGAAAAAAGCCAAAGAGCATGATTGATAGAAAAATGCGAGGAAGCCATGATCTTGAAGTAAGATTATATGAAGCATTAAAACAAAACGATCTAAATCAAGAAGAAATACAAAGACTAAACCTAATCATTAAAAAGCTAGAAGAAGATTTAGAGAACGCACATAAATCAGTTAATTAAATGTTACATAATGCTGATTGTTTAAAAGTATTGCCATTTATTGCTGATAACAGCATTGATTTAATTATTACATCTCCACCATACGAAGATATTTCAGGTGCAGGTTATTCTGCACAAAATAAAGATGTGTTATTTTTAAAGTTATATTCTGAATTTATTGACAATGTATTTAAACAATACAAACGAGTTCTTAAAGAAAATGGTCAAATATTTTTTAACATTAAAAGCAAAACATTAAACAAGACACTCAGAACTCCACATTGGCTAGAATTTACAGATGGTTTCCAAAACTTAATATTTAAATCATTTATAATTTGGAAATATGCTGGTTCTTTTGACAGCACTAAAGCAAGGTTTCATTTAGACTATGAAATCATTTATCACTTATCAAAAGGCAACGATATATATTTAAACGATAAATGCGACATTAAAGACCCACTAAGTTCTGTTTGGTATATACCACATAACATACCAGCTAAAGAACGAGTTCACCCAACTCAAATGCCAATAGCTTTGGTTGAAAGAATATTAACAGTTGCATCAAAAGAAGGAGATAATGTTTTAGATAATTTTATGGGTAGTGGCACAACTGGAGTTGCTTGTAAAAAGTTTAATAGGAATTTTATTGGCATAGAACTTAATCCTATAAATTTTAATCTAGCAAAAGAGAGAATAGATAATGCCATTTAGTAAGCCACAACTAGATGTCTATACTTGTCCAAATAGATTTAGAGTTTTAATTACAGGCAGAAGATTCGGCAAGACACACTTAGCCATGTATGAACTGCTAAGATTTGCAAGTCGTAAACCAAACTCAAAGATATTTTATGTAGCACCTACTTACAGAATGAGTAAGGAGATTATGTGGAAACAATTAAAGAAACTTACAACTGAAAAGAGATGGATTAAATATGCTAATGAAACAGAACTATCATTAATACTTAGGAATGGTTCTCAAATAAGTTTAAAAGGTGCTGATAAATCACCAGACAATTTAAGAGGAGTTGGATTAGATTTTTTATTACTTGATGAGTATGCAGATATACCAGTTGAAGCTTGGACAGAAGTTCTGCGACCAACAATCTCAGATAAGCACGTTACAGGAAACGTATTATTTATAGGAACACCTAGAGGTTATGGTAACTGGTCTTATGACATCTATCAAAAAGGTTTAGGTTCTGACCCTGAATGGAAATCATTTAAGTACACAACATTAGATGGTGGTCAAGTTGATGCAGAAGAAATCAAACAAGCCATGAATGATTTAGATGAACGTACATTTAGACAAGAATATTTAGCTTCATTTGAAACTTATAGTGGAGTTGTTTACTATAATTTTAGTAGAGATGAGAATGTAAAAGAATGTAAATACGACCCACAAGCCATGATTCATATTGGCTTGGACTTCAACATAGACCCAATGAGTGCTTGTTTATTTCATGTTAAAAATGGAATCGTAGAAGTATTTGATGAGATAGTTATTTACAGTTCTAATACTGATGAATTTATTGATGAGTTATTTAGTAGATATCCTAAACAGAAAATGATTGTTTACCCTGACCCAGCATCAAGGCAACGTAAAACTAGTGCTGGTGGAAGAACTGATTTAACTATATTGCAAAATGCTGGATTAAATGTTAAGTGTAAATCTACTCATGCTTTAGTGAGAGATAGAATTAATTCTGTTAATAGCAAACTGAAGTCATTTGAAGGTAAAAGAAGCATTTTTATTAATCCTTCTTGCAAAACACTTATAAATTCGTTAATGAAACAAGTTTATAAGGAAAACACAACGCAACCAGAAAAAGGTAACGGATACGACCACATGACTGACGCATTAGGATACGCAATAGAATACTTATTTCCAATCACATCTAATTTACCTAAATCGCAACCTAAAAGATTTTCATAATGGCATACACAAGACAAGACATAGAAGCACAACATCAGCATTACAAAGGAATGATTCCAAGATGGGAATATTTCATAAGATCATATTTGGGTGGCAAAGAATACCAAGACGGAAAATTCCTACAAGCTTACCAATTAGAATTTGAAAACGAATACTACAAACGAATTGCATTTACACCATTAGACAATCACTGCCGAAACATCATAGACATTTATTCATCATTCCTATTTAGAGTTGAACCTACTAGAAACTTTGGTTCATTAGCTGAAGATATGTCAGTAGAACAATTTTTAGAAGATGCTGATTTAGAAGGTAGATCATTTGAAGCATTAATGAGAGAAGCACAAAGATTTGCTTCAGTATATGGTCATGTTTGGTTACTTATGGATAAGCCATCTACAAACGTAATGACTAGAGCAGAAGAATTAGATCAAGGAATTAGACCATACCTAAACATCTACACTCCTGAGAATGTTTTAGATTGGCACTATACAAGAAATGATGCTGGTTATTATTTCTTAGACTATTTAAAAATTAGAGAAGAACAAACTGCTGAAGGAGAATTTTATAAACTTTGGTTCTTAGATAAAATTGATACAGTATTTGTTTCAACAATTAATAGAGACGAACCAAGATTAATTACTTCAGTTCCAAATCCATTAATGAAAATACCAGCAGTTATTTTATACAACCAAAGATCACCAATGAGAGGACTTGGAGTTTCTGATTTAACTGATGTAGCTGACTTACAAAAAGCAATTTACAATGAACTATCTGAGATTGAACAAATTATTAGATTAAGCAATCACCCTTCATTAGTTAAAACAAAAGATACTGATGCAGGTGCTGGTGCAGGAAGCATAATTGAAATTCCTGACAACATTGATGCAAACTTAAAACCATATATCTTACAACCAAACGGAAGTAATCTTGATGGAGTATTAAGATCAATTAATCACAAAGTAGAAGCAATCAATCGTTTAACTCATGTAGGAACTTTAAGAGCAACTGCTGAGAGAGTACAATCTGGTATTGCTTTAAGAACTGAATTTGAATTATTAAATGCAAGACTATCTGAGAAGTCTCAACTTATGGAACTTGCTGAAGAACAATTATGGAGATTATTTGCTGACTGGCAAGAAACAGTATTTGATGGAGAAATAGATTATCCTGATTCATTTGACATTAGAGACTGGGCTACTGATCTAGAATTATTACAATCAGCAAAAGCAAGTAATATTAAATCAGCAACATTTGCTAAAGAGATTGATAAACAAATTGCTAAAACAGTTATTGAAGATGACACAACTTTAGATCAAATTAATTCTGAGATAGATAGTAACACAATTGCTATTGGAGAATTTCCACAACAACCAATAACATTACCTACAGTTTAATGTGGCACAAGATCTATTACAAGAACTGCAAAGCATTAGAGCAAAAGCAGTAAATACTTTAGAAGCTCAACATCAAAAACTATTAATAGATACTTTACAAAACTTAGAAAAAGAAGTTGTAAAAATTGTATCTGAATTGCCTATTCAAGAAGGTGCATTATTTAACACAAGATTAGCAATAGAGATTAGACCAAAGCTACAAAAAGCTATTGAAGATTTATACCTAACTAAAGTTCAAACATTTATAAATGATTACGATAAGATTGCTGGAACTATTGTAGCAACTTATGGAAAGCTTCCAATTCCTAATGAGTTTAAACAAATAACAGAAGCAGATTTAGTTACTATACAACAATTAAAGAAAATAGCATTTAGCCAATTTCAAAACTTAGCAACAGAATTTAGTAACACACTAGCACAAGAAGTTTATCAATCTACATTAGTTGGTAAACCTTTTGCAGATGTAGTTGAAACAGTAAGAGCAAAAATTAA